GTGACCCTCCTCTCTTTGATCGTTGTTAAGCACAACGACTTAAGCTTGATACGTTCGCTACGTGTTGAGTGTATGTCTTTGTACACTGACCGCCACCGCAGGGACGTCCTTACTGAGGATGTTTACTGGGGTTCAAGTGACGGACGATTACCGTTGCGTCCTTATTCAGGGGAGTTTCATCAACTTCCCTGAGATGAGGATTACGATAATTAGACTCGAGCATCGGGCCCTAGAGGTCATAGCCCAGGTGATCTGGCGATGTGTCGGAATGCGATATGCGATATGCGTATCTCATCTCGAGTCTTTCAGGCGTTGCTCGCATCGCGAGCGCCTTTCGAACCGTACCCCAGGACGTCGTCCCGGCGGGGCAGCTGGTTCAGTCCAGCAAAGGAGTGTTTATGCCGTTGAAATTCGGCACAGGCACTATCATCGATATTGGGATTGAATTATATGATCTCAATCTTGACGGCTATCCGGATGAAGGGATCAGCACCTATAGTTGGTTGCTGGGCCTGCTTCATTACGTTTGGCTGCCGATACATGGATGGAGTGCCTACGACTACTTTGGCTTTCCTGGTCAGCATCATAGCGAGCCAGTCACCTTCAAGGGCTTTGCCCCGGTGAACTCTGCTTATGATCAACAGCAGGACTACCATCGTTACTCGTTTCCCCTCGGGGAAGCTATCAGGCTTGCGTCTGCCTCTAAAGGGTATGATGGCTCGCACGCTAATGAGCATGACGTTCATCATTTTACCGCTAGCGGTTCTTTACGCCCTAAAGGCGCGGGACTCTTTACGTTCACAAACGTAAGCGTCTTCGGAGCCGACCGGCCACAAGCTGTCCAGCGCCACGGCGCAGGTAACTTGTACTGGTATGGTCTCGCGAACTCTAGTTATCCCACTTCTTTCGGGACGACGATGAGCTTGCAAGATTATGCACACCCCATGCTACATTCTCTGCCGCAGTTTGTCGCTTGGGCGCGTAAAGCGCTCAGCGTTGCTAAAGAGAATGGCTACACGGTTCAATCGACTGGACCAAGTGGGCCCAAGGCTTTTGGTGGTGGTGGCGGTAGCATCTACTCTTATATCAGCGAGATTGATCTTAATCAGACTGACATGGGATTTACTCTTGATGTTACCGAGTTTTATGTTAACACGTTGTCTGGTGTCCTTTATAGGATGCCGCAAACAATCGTGTTTAACGTTCGTCGAAACTCCATACCGTCGGTTTTCAATCCGATTGGCAATTGGGATCGATTTGACGCAACATTCACGTTCAATCGAAAGATTGAGAGATATTACTTCGATGCGTTAGGGAGTAGCGATATTCCTTTCCACTCGCGGTACGTCGACGATGGAGATAACGTCACTTCTTTCACCAAGCAATTGCCTGGTGTATGGGCCTTCCCGCTCACAAAGGTCTTCACTGTTAGCCCGGACTTTGGAAACGAGATCCTAGGCACTGGTCCCGGTGGCAGTTTAACGCTCCGTGGATTCTATGAAGAAGCTCGTGTAGCGGCTCGATGGATGCGCCCTTCCGTTAACACGGTTTTGGGCGACATCGTTTCTGACCTCAGGGCAGTTGCGTCTAACTGGATAGAATTTCTCAATGAAGCTGATGAGCTTCTCGAGCTGTTCCCCAAAGACCAATTACTGTCCGCTATCTGGGCATCGGATGCCGATTATGCCGCAATCCCGAATCGTCTACGAGCTATCGCTCGAGCCTGTGCCGGGGGTTATTTGCTGTATAGCTTTGGCTGGCGTCCTTTATTTGGTGCTCCGCAGGATGCGGAATCAACGCTCTATGCCGTTGCCGACCGATACGAGGGATTACTTCAATCCACCGTCTTCCGGAAAGCAAAGACATTTACGTTGAATGCCGATGACTCGCTACCTGATGGCATCATGCCAAACAGGCTAACAACCAGGAGTAAGGTGACGGTTGGCGGTTTTACCAGTCAATTCTCATCCGATATTCTTCTGGCCGACAGCGTAGGTTTCCTTCCGACTTCCAGTCGGCTGTGGGATCTCGTCCCCGGTAGTTGGTTATTCGACTACTTCAGCAAGTTCGGCAATCGGATCGATACCGTTGACTCATTCGTTCTCATGTGCTTGATGGATTCACGATCATTCGTGCATTCATACACGCTAGAGTTCGATATCGTCGACGAATATTTGAACCAGTTCGAACTGGAGACTGCCAACGAGGCAGTCGTCTTCAAACTCTATGTGCGCGAGGCCTCGGCGTACGTCCCTTTCCTGTTCGACGTACCAACGTCTGACATGTTCATCACTACGGGACGACCGCAATGGGGTATCATACTAGCGCTCATGGTATCGCTAATACTTTAGTCCACTTTTGTCACCATCGAAAGGATGATCATGACAATTGCAACAAGTCTGACGAAGATGCCTACGGCATCGACAGACACCAACCTGGATCTTTGGATCTTGGACCACGCAGCAATCAAGAACGCTGTGAAGTCCCAGCCCAATGCGCAGACAACTGCGTACAACTATGCCTACGAGTCCTCATCGGACGTCGGAGCGCCTCTCAATCTGTACCACAATGTGGTGCGGGGTAAGGGGACGGTTGAGAACACTATCGGTCTGACTGGTAGCTTTATTGCTACGGACAGCGAGACAGGTCTCAAGTCCATCTTGGCGCCCTTCTCAGGGCGTGTTATCCTGCGGACGCCTTCCGGGCTGTTCGTCACACCTGCGCACCTTGGTGCAATCTCGATGTGCCTTATGGGCCTCCAGATCCCGACGTACGCATCTGGTGTGCCGAGCACTGCCATTTGGGCTCGCATGCTTGATGGTCAACCGGCCTGGTAGTGATACCATGCCCCCTCGTATTGGGTCGCCCCTGAAGGATTGGACGTTAAACTCCGAGGACTTCAGCTGCATGCATACCGAATTGAACAGCCTTAATATCTCTGTTCTCGCGGCAGCATGGTTTGAGCTTCTCAAGGATTCGCCCGTTGACGATGGGAAAACTTTCCGCCAAGGCGTAAGGTTCTATAATCGGCTTGCGAACGATCTGCGAGGAGTGACGCGCGATTATGCGGAACTCAACGATGCTCTGTTACGGTCGCTCCTTCATACCAATGAAGGAACGGTCGCGACACCTTTGTTCCGCGAGTTCGCTAGGACACCTGTCTTCCGTGAGTACCATCACTGGTACAAGACCGGAAATGCGAAGGTTCTACAGTGGTTACACTCCTTCCTGGTTTTTGGGAAGAAAGCTGACTACGAAGAGCCAAGTTTCCACGCCGAAGCAGTGGCCAAATGGAAGCGCGTAGAGCAGGATTTGGACGAACTTGAGCTGCCTGACCACATCGTACGTGATCTGAAGAAAACCCTGGAATTTCAACAACTCCATGTCGATTTTCAGACGGATCTCGTCTTTAGGCATGGTCCGGGATCGGTTGCTGAGCCTGGCATAACGACAACGACGCAGAAAAATGCCGTTGTGTCGTATCATCCTCGGCTCGCGTGTCTGGTGGAAGATCTTCCGCCATCACCCTATCGTGACCTCGTGTTACCACGAGAGTTCGACTGGGACAGTGTTAAGTATGGTCTCGGTGGTAAGGTTTCTTCCACTGTCTCGAAGTTTCGTACCGTGCGCAAGGACAATCGTTCTGTGCGTACCATGTGTATGGAGCCGACGACATTTATGATGTGCCAGCAGGCATTGATGAACGGGATGGTCCAGGCGATCGATCGCAGTCGTTTGAGCAGCGTGATTGATATCAAAAGTCAAGAACGCAACCGTATTGCGGCGCTTCAAGCGTCGGAAGATGGTGAATTCTCAACTGTCGACATGAAAGATGCGTCGGACAGGGTGTCCAACAAGCTGGTCCTCGGAATTTTCAGCGGGAAACTGCTGGATTACATGCAGGCAACTAGGACCTATCTCGTTCAGCTTCCAGCTGACGAAGAGGGTACCGAAGATGTTGTTGCTGTAAATAAATTTGCTCCAATGGGAAGTGCTGTTTGCTTTCCCACTCAGAGTATAATCTTTTCCTTGGTCGCCATCTTGTGCAACCACCTCTATACTACGGGCGTTAACGTCGCAGAGTATATCTCTGAAGGAAGGTCACGTGTGAAGAATTTTGTGACTACTCCCAGAGAGGGTACGTGCGTTTACGGTGACGATATCATTATCCCCGATTGCCAAACCGAGGATCTGTTTCGTCTGCTTATAGTGCTGGGCTTCGCGGTTAACACCAAGAAGAGTTTTTACGGTGATCTCGCTGTGCGTGAATCGTGCGGTATCTATGCCCTCGATGGGCAAGACATCACTCCCCTCCTTTTCAAGGTTAAAGGGATTGCTGAAAATACGTACGACAGCATTCTAGGCCGGATTGCCCTATGTAACGCCTTATTCAAGCGTGGCTACTACAACGCTAGAAACGCAGTGATGCGTAGTCTAGCGCCAAAGTTTTACGTCGTCGTTCCGCCTGAGTCGGCTTACGCCACCCAGGGGACAGCGATTCACGGGTACGAAGGCAACCCCGGTCGAAAGCCGCGTTGGAACAAGCGACTTTTTAGACTTGAGTTGAAGACGTGCCGTCCTCACTATCGAGAGGATCATGACGTAGGTTCCAGCAAGGGAGATAACGATAATCCCTTGAATCGATACAGAAAGTTACGTGATTCGCGTAACAACGCGGATTCACGCTACGCTCTGGCACTATGGCTAGTACGGCCTTTCACCGTTGTTGGTGGGTCGCACACCGTCCCAATTAGCGAAAATCAAACGCTAACATGGAACTGGCGTTGGACACCAGTTTCTAAGTAAAAGATTTGGAGTAGAG